TCTAAGATATTACCAATAAAATAGTAATAGTTAGCTCTACGAGACAAAAACTCATTATAAACCGACTCCACCAATGAACGGTGAATAGTATCTTTTAAAAGAAAAGACATGTTATGCTACAGTAACGTTCCAGGTAATAACAATAGTATCTCCAATTGCTTTATTTACAGTACTAAAAGTTGTACGGCATAACATATTACCTGTAGAGGAAGCATTTAGAATAGCTGCCTCTGTAAGAGCACCTGTTCCGGTACCAGCCGGGAACGTTGCAATATAGGTAAGAACGTTGGATACGCGTGCAGTAGAGTCTAATACTACTCGACCTAATTCCCCGCCTAATGCAGTTTGACCGGTAGCAGCAGCAGTATTATCCGTTCCTACTGCCATATGACTGGGTAAAGCAATGGTGTTGCCAACCAGGCGAGCGGCAATAATTTGTTTACCAACTGCTACTACCAGATTTTCAATTTTACGATAATCTTTTTGATTACCGTTTTCGTCAAGAAGAATAACTTCAAGATTACCCTTAATACTTACTGATTCTGTAAACATGTTTTTTCCTTAAAAAGTTCTTTTTATATATTTATAATATTAAAATGTAATTACTACAGTACCAGCATAAATTTCATTAAAGTAGTCAATTGCATAGTCAGGTATTATACCCGACCCTGAGTCTATAATGGAAACGTTGCTTAAATTATTATCAATATTTTTACTAAATACCTGTAATAACTCATCAGATAGGGACTGATCGTCGAATAAGTTAGAGCCCGTTACAAAACCTAAGGTATCTGATATAGTTACATTATCGGTAAAAGCTTCTAGATATTGTACTAAGTTAAATGATTCAAGCGCTGTAACATTATCGGATAATGGCTTATATACATCTAAAGATATAAAATTATCAGATATGCTTAAAACATTAGCAAGTGGTTTTTGTAATTCAAATACTTTACTATCCAGAATATTAAATACGCTGTTAAGCTGTGTAAAGACGTTTTTAGTAGAAACTACTTCTACATTTGCACTGACATTTGCAATAGTAGTTAGTGCTCGATTTACAAATAAATTAGTTCCGGCTTGATGAACTAACTTTTTAACTAAATCATAAAAAACACTTATATCAAGCTCAGATTCAACTTGATAGGCAAATGGTTGATATAAAATTTTATCTTGTAAACGTACATCAGGTTCAGATAAAAAGCCCTGGGTGGCAATATATTCCCCCGGATACCTGGCTATCGCTCCTATGTCAAAGCTAATTATAGCATCTGAAGGATTAGAGGCACTTGAATTAGTTACAGATGTTACTAGTTGTGAGGTCGTTGTAGATGAAGCTAATAAATTACCTGTATAGGCAAAAGGGGTAACATAATCTGAATCAAAATATCTGGTTGCATCTGTAGTAGAATGTATACCAATTAAAGAAAAACTTTCTTTAAAACCACCAGCCGTAGTGGTAAAATATTTAGTAGATGTAGCTACACCCAATGCGTTGGATAAAGTTATAGTAAAGTTGCTGCTATAATTATATCCATAATTTATAAATTTTACTGTCTGAATTGATCCGTTAGCACCCACCTTGGTAATTCTAACTAAAGTATCTTGACCCCCGACAGTGAGATTAAATACCTGCCCTACTCTAAATCCTGTACCCCCGAAACTAACTTGATATGTTGTAGTGGTTGGCTTTACAATACCAGTAAAAATAGTACCTGCAGATGAATCTGCAAATACGTCATCATTTATTTCAAAAGGAACATCTACTAAACTCTTATAAAATATTTCATAAAGATTTGTAGCTAAAGTCTTTACCCTAACAATTTCCACCGTATAGGCAATATTATTTTTTACCAGATTTAAAAATCTATCTTGAAGATTCGTTACACTGCCAGATGTTAATAGTACTCGTATAGATGTACGGAAACTCCATCTTCCATCTGATGGTCTTAATACAAAATCATAAGGATGACTTGTAGTAGCAACAGTATCGTATAAGACTTTAAATAAGGTTTCTATAGAAAGAGTACTACCTTTAGCCTTATACAGACCTTCTATTTTTTTTATTAAAAGGGACTTGTTAACCTGAAGACTTATAGGAAGGTCATTTGCGTAATTAGTTAAAAAATAATTTACAAAACTTGAAGTAGTTTTATCTATATCACTGTACTGTCTAGCATTTTGAACAAGTTCTAAAGCACCCTGATCTTGTTCAAGAAACTTATAATAATATTCTAAAAACGCAACAAAGGTTGTATAGTCGGACCTGATAAACTCAGGTAGCTGACTACTTACAAGCTCTGATACTTTTTCTTTAATTCTTGTAGTCGCCATGTTATACCGAGGTTGTCACATTAATTGTTGTGCCTGCTAGCAAACCACCAATCTTATTAATGGTAGTATCATCCTGTACTAATATTTCGCTTCTAGAAACTGTTAAATTATAACTAGCTTCTTGAACGGTACCGGTGATTCTAATATCCGTTACACCGGCAGGTATACCAGTAGGAGTAATACCTGATATGCTGATTACACCAGTACCGTAATTAACAGAACCAACGTTAGTTGCTACTATTGAGCTGTTGACTACATTAACTAATCTCAGTACTCCAGAACCAGAATCATTTGGAGGTGTGTCATTAGGTAAGTCTGTTATTTTAACGAGTGTAGAAACTCCGCCTAAAGATATAAAGAAATAACTAGAAAGAATAGTACCTGGTTTTAAAGGATTTCTATACTTAATAGATGTATCCCCAGTAAATAAATTAGTTGTATTTAATGTAGGTATAATTCGTCTTTGTAATTTAAGGCTAATCAATGCACTGGTAATTGAGGAGTTCTTAGCTAAAATTGCGCTTGTTAATGATGAGTAAATAAACTCTTTATTAAATTTTTGAAGGTTAGTAGAAAAATAATCAGTTATTGCAGTATTAACTTGAGTCTTAATTTGATCAGATGATAAAGTGGTAATAGAAGTATTATAAACAATATCAGCAGTAATATTAACAAAGAAGAATGTAGGGTCTACAAATTCAGGAATTATAGTAATACCTTGTTTAGATTTTAAAATGTTGTTTTTAATAGAATTTTTTGTAGCATCAGATATAGTAAAACCAGAGTACGGCTTCAAAGATATTAATACTTTACCGTAGTAAGGAGGATCGTTATCTTCCCCACCCCATACAGATACCGATTCTGCACCTGCGTAATTTGCAAGTATTAGAGCTTCGTAATCGGTTGCAGTTACCGCTCTATTCTTAGATGCATTTACCCGAGGGGCATTAAACTTAATAGAGGTGATACTTTCCGTATTTGCACCACCAGTGGAGTTACTATTAACAGTAATAGCAATTGCACTTGAACCGCCAATGGTTGTACCAGCAGTAAAGGATTGAGATACAGTACTGGACACGTTAACAGCTGAACCTGTTGCAACCAGGTATTGTATAGTGATAATATTACCTGCTGCTAGACTCTTACCAATTATATCATCACCAAAATAAATTTGATATTTACCTTGAGGGTTTTGTTCAAGATAATAGACAGCAGACGTACTTCCTATACCAGTAATATCTGTTGATAGGGTATAAGTGTTTGTAGTTGTATCAGAGGAAGATGTCTGTACACTGACTTTAATAGTAGTAGTGTCTACATCTTCATTTGGAATTTCATACTTAGCAGCCGGTGTTATATCGGATACAACATAGCTATAACTTAACAACGTACCTTCTGTAACGTCTACATCTGCAAACGTATAAGTAGACCCTGCTCTTTGAGCAGTTTTAGCGTCTGTAGTTAGAAACGTATATGGTACCCCATCAACAGTAGAGGTGAAAGGTGTGTACCGTTCCATTGTCAAGGATGCAGGTAAGTTAGATGGATTGGTAACTACAATATCTAAATTAGCAACTGCACCTCTGGCTGACACAGGTGTATACCCTAGATGCTTGGCAATAGAAACTGCAGAAGATCTCTTAACTGCAGAATCCAAAAACATCTCATTTACTACCATGTTAGCAAGGTAGGCATTGTAATGGGTATTGTATGAAAGAACGTCTAAAAGAGTAGATAGACCGGAGCCCTCAAAATCGTAATCTGTAAACTCAGTTTGAGCGTTTAAGAACGTTTTTAAGTTAGTCTTGATTTGATCAAAGTCAAGTTCTGCTATTCTTAGATTAGACATT